CGCCCGGTCGAGTACTTCGTCAAGTCCTGGTCCGAGAACGACCCGCCGGTGCGTTACATGCTGCTGCAGTCCTCGGCCCTGGTGGTGCCCTATCGGGCCAACGCCAGCTTCTGCGCAACCGTATTGTGATGGAGGCCCTCATGAAACCAAGAGGCGCGGACGGGCATAGCCCGGACAGGGACATTAAACTAAGGGCCAACGTCATGGTCGTCGCCGGGAAGAAGACCCATTCACCCGGCGCGACCTTCGAGATCAACGAGGACGAGGGCCGCAGGCTCGTCGAGCGCAAGCTGGCCACGTTGGTCGAGGAACAACCCGCAAAGAGGGGCGGCAAGGCCAAGCCCGAGGCGGACGCGCCGAGCCAGGACGAATGACCTTTGCCACCCTGGCCTCGGAGACACTCGATGTCACGTTCGCCGAGTTCGGCGTCGACGCCCTCTACACTCCGCAGGGTGGTGTTGCCGAGACCATCCGTGTGATCGCCACACGTCCCGACGAGATCGTCGGTTTCGGCGACACCCGGGTTCACTCGGAAACCGCCCTGTTCGAGGTTCTGGTGTCCGAAGTGTCCCAGCCTCGCCCCGGCGATCTGCTTACCGTCGATGGTGCCGACCACGTGATCCAGGGCGAGCCGGAAAGGCGTGATCCCCATCGGCTGGTCTGGGCTCTTGATACGAGGCCGGCGTGAAACTCGCCGCCACGATGGCCGGGTCCGTCCTGGCGGGTATGCAATCCGAGGTGCGGAGCATATCCAAGGCCGTGACGGCTGGCGTCAAGGATGCGGGCCGGGGCCTCAAGGGGGATTTGCGCAAGCAGGTGGTCGCCGCAGGGCTTGGACCACGGCTGGCCCGGACATGGCGGGAAACGACCTATCCGCGCGGCAAGTCATCCATGCGCGCCGCCACCCTGGTCTGGTCCAAGGCGCCGTTGATCATCCGCACCTTCGACGAGGGAGCGGTGATCCGAAGCAAGTCCGGGTTATGGCTGGCCATCCCGACGCCGGCGGCGCCCAAGCGTGGCGTCGGAGGCAAACGGATCAATCCGTCCAACTTTCCGGAGCACCGCTTCGGGCCTCTGCGGTTCGTCTACCGGCGGAACGGTGCGTCGCTTCTGGTTGTCGACAGCGTCCGCATCAACAAGTCCGGTCGGGTCGGCCGCCGCGCCAAGGGCGGCGCCTTTACAAAAACAGGCCGCATGAAGCAGGGCATAGCCACCGTGGTCATGTTCATCATGGTGCCGCAGGTGAGGCTCAAGAAGCGGCTGGATGTGAAGCGAGAGGTTACGCGCTGGGAGAGGCGTCTCCCGGGGCTGATCGATAAACACATGAGAACGGATTAGACATTGGCGAACAGCAAACCCGAACAGGTTCTTGAGGCGATCAAGGCGCTGCTCATGACCGTGCCCGGCGCCAAGATCGAGCGCAATTCGGCGGTGCCCGAGAAAATCCCCGCCGGCGGCCTGATCGTGCTGCGCGACGGCGATCCGGGCGAGCCTGACACGGCCTTGGGCGGCTTTGGCGGTACTTATTACAGCCATGCGGTCGAGGTCGAGGCATATGTCGAGAACGGCGATGCCGCCGCCCGTGATGCCGCCTTCGATACCTTGGTGCAGGCGGTCGGCGCTGCGCTGGAAACCGATCCGACCCTCGGAGGCCTCGCCTTCGGCATGACCTACGGCCGCCCCGAGATCGACACCGAGGCGGTGGCCGGTGCGCCCGCCATCAAGACCGGCACGATCACCGTGACCGTCGAGTATGAAACAGACAGCCTTTTGGGCTGACCTTTATCCAAAACAGGAGACGCGATCATGTCCCGAGCCTACGGTTCGAGCGCCACGTTGCTGCTCAAACGGGAAACCGCCTATGGCAGCCCGGCGTCCGGTAACTATATCCGCATGCCTTTCAACAGTTGCTCCTTGGGAAGCGAACAGGGTTTGATTGATGACCCGGTTCTCGGTCAGGGCCGTGACCCGCTGGCGCCCTTGCAGGACGTCATCAACGACGAGGGCGATATCACAGTCCCGATGGACCCCCGTTATCTGGGGATCTGGCTGACGGGACTGTTCGGCGACCCGGCCTCCACCGACAATTTGGACGGCACCTTCGACCACGTCTTTGCCTCGGGCGCGGATGTTCTGCCAAGCTATTCCGTCGAGATCGGCATGGCCCAAGTGCCAGCGTTTTTTATGCATGCGGGTGTGGTGCTGAACTCCATCGCCTTGGAGTTCCAGCGCTCCGGCGCGGCGGCGGCGACCATCAACGCCGTGGCCCAGGGAGAAAGTCGCTCGGCGACCACGCAAGGTGGCACGCCCAGCACCCTGGCATTTACACGCATCAGCCAGTTCCAGGGCTCCATAACCAAGGCCGGACAGCCGGTCGGCAACCTGACCTCCGGATCGCTCACCTATTCCAACAATCTGGAGAAGATCGAGACCATCCGCTCCGACGGGCTGATCGAGGGCGCCGATCCGACGGTGGCGGCGCTGACGGGGCGCATCGACGTACGCTTCGCCGACACCGGCCTGATCGACGCCGCTGCCGGCGGCACGCCGGTGGACCTGGAATTTGGATATACCGTCGGCGCGTCCAAGGTCCTGTTCGCTGCCCACGAGGTCTACCTGCCCAAGCCCAAATTGGCCGTTGACGGTCCCGGCGGCGTCCAGGCGAGCTTCGACTTCCAGGGCGCCAAGAACGATGCCGCTGGGCGGATGCTCACGGTGACCCTCATCAACGACCTGGTCGGAACGGAGTACGCATGATCTCCCTCAAGCAACCGAGCAAACCTTACGACATTGAATTGCCCTACGGCATCACGGTGACGGTCAAGCCGCTGACCACGGCAAGCATGGCGGCGTGTCAAGCGGCGGCACGGCGGCGGGTCGAGGCCGTTGAAGCCCAGGCCCGCGATCGCAAGGAATCCGGCCTGCCCCTGGACGGACTTCCTGACCTGGACTTTGAGCCGGAACGGGATGGGTTCCTGCAATGCCAGGTCGTCTACGAACTGGCGGCGCGGCATGTCACCGCCTGGACCGGCATCGAGGACGATCCCCCGGTCACCCGCGACAACATCATCGCGGTGATGGACCTTTACCCCGTGGGCGAGCAGTTCCTGCAGAAGCTGACCCTTCAGCAGATGCTGCTCAACGCCGCAAAAAACGCATCAGGGCTCTCTGCCTCTGGCACTTCAAGTCAGGTGGAGGGCCCGGATATTGCGAAGGATGCCGGGAAGACGGCGCGGCCTGCGCGAAAGGCGGGATAGGAGCAAGCGGTGAACGCTGCCCCTACGTTGAGCATGCCCTGCAAACACCGGAAGAACACCAGGCCTGGGACGTGCTCATGGCTTGCCTCGGACAGCTGCGCCTGGCGCCGTCAGGCCATGTGGTGGGCGTTGACATGACCGCCGCCTTGAGAATCGCCGAGGCACGAGGTCAGGACCTCGCCGTGGTCTCGGAACTGCTGCAAGCGGCGGAGAATGGGCTGGTCGAGGCGATGAATGAAAAGGACACGGGCTAACCAATGGCCAAATCCAGGCACACCTATGCGATCCGCCTCACGGTAGACGGCGGCGGCAAGGTCAAAGCCGAGCTCATGGATGTCGGCCGGACCGGCGACAGGTCGCTTAAACAAATCGGGACGTCCAGCAAGGCGGCGTCTCGGGGACTCTCCAGGCTGTCCGACCGAGCCCAATCCCTGGGGCGGAATATGAAGTTCCTCTACGGCGCGATTGCCGCAGCAGGGGCCATCCGCGGCTTGCACGAGATGGTGAAGCTCTATGCCGATTTCGAGGCCGGGTTGATCGGCGTCGGCAAGACCGCGAACCTGTCCAAGACCGAGCTGGCGTCCTTGGGTCAGGACATCGACGCGCTTTCCAAACGCATCCCGGTGGCCACCGACGAGTTGCTGGCGATCGCCCAGAGCGCCGGTCAACTCGGGGTGAAGGGCGCCGCCAACATCCTGAAGTTCACCGAGACCGTCGCCAAGCTCGGCACGGCGACGGACCTCAGCGGCAATGAGGCGGCAATAGCCCTGGCGCGCATTCTCAATATCACCGGCGAGGCCATGGGCAAGGTCGATGTGCTCGGATCGGTGATCGTCGCGCTGGGCAACAACTTCGCGGCGACGGAAAGCCAGATCGCCGAGATGGCCACGGAGATCGCCCGCGGCGCCGCCGTCTTCGGGGTGGGTTCCGCCCAGGCCTCGGCATTGGCCGCGGCGATGGCCGCCGTCGGCGTCAAGTCGGAGGTGGCGGGCACATCCGTCGGACGGGTCATGCGCATGATGGACGCCGCCATCCGGGGCGGAGGGGAACATCTAGAGATACTCACGAAGATCACCGGCAGGACCGGCGAAGAGATCAAGAGGCTGTTCCAAAAGGATTCCACGGCGGCTTTTGTCCTGTTCATCGAGGGGCTAAAGCGGGTCAGCGATGCCGGCGGCTCGACGGCGGACGCCATGGCGGCATTGGGCCTGGCCGACCAGCGTCTGCTCAAAACCATCCCGGTGCTGGCGAACCGCGCCGACCTCCTCGCCCAGGCCCTCGAGCTTGCCAACCGCGAGACCGAGAACGCCACCGCGTTGAACGAGGA